TAACGCTGACTCTAAAAACACTTCACTGAGTACACCTGTTCTAACTAAAGTTCTGAAACCTTTTGATCCAACGTTTTTAAGTTTGTTTCCAAGTCTACTCGCTTCACCCGCAGTTGCTGCACCTGTTCTTACTTTAGTAATTTCATTTTTCATACCAGTGATAGCTTCATCTATTGAGCACGCCCCAGCTGTGCCACCATTTGCTTTTGCGTTTGGACAAAATCTCATAAGTTTTTCATAAAGAGGAGAACCAGGTTTATATTGTTTTTCAAACTCAGTCGCTGCTTTTTTGATATTTGGCTCTTGTGTTTTTAAAGCTTTAAAAGAAACTTTTGCTTCTTCAAAAGTAGGTTGTAGATTGGGATCTTTTATAAATTTAAAAACTTCATCGTAAATTTTAGTTGAGTTTTTTTGTGATAAATCTGATGTTAAAGAAAAAGATTTTGCTTTATAATCAGCTATTTTTCCATCTTGTGTTATACCTCCAGCTATTTCTGGAAGATAACTTCTTAAATTAACAACTGCCTCAAAAGCTTTCTTATCACCTGATCGAAAAGCAGGTTGATTTAAAAATTCTGGTAGTGGTTTTACTTTAATTAAATTTAATGGATCAACCCCATCTTCCACTTGTCTTAAAAAACTTAACGGTATAACGTGATCTAAATTTGAAACAAAAAATTTACCAAAATCATATTTTCTAATTTCACTTTGTAAAGAATAAAAATCATCTAGTCTTTGTAAAACTTTAGTTAAATTTTGTTTATCTCCTCTATATGCATCTATTACTAAATTTTTAACTTTATCTCTTAGATTAATTCTTTCATTTATATTTATAAGTTTTATTGAGTCTCTAACTTTATCTATAGCATTTTCCCCTTTTGGATTAAGGTATGCAGCGCCTGTATTTGATATTGCTTTGTATAAATCTGTATACAAACTTCTAAGGTCTGATTTTACTAATTTTTGTGATATGTTTAAATCTTCAGCTATTTTAAGGGTGTTAGCATTAGGATTTTTATTTAAATAATCAAATATTTCTATTTTATTAGAAAGTTTTTTTACTTGAGTTTCTCCAGATTTAACTCCGGCAGCTTTCATGGCTTCAGATTTATTATAATTCTTAAACAGCTCTGTTTTTTTAAATTTATTAAACTCTTTTACAAGGTCTTCTAGTGGTCCTGTAGATTTAGTTTTATTCAAAGCATTTCTATACGTTTCTGCATTGTATGATAATTGAGTTGTAAAATTTCCACCACTCGTTGGAACAACTTTAAAATTTATACCTTTATCACTAAGTTTATTAATTCTATTTAACTTATTTACTTTAGCCTCTAAAGTTTTTAAACTTTCAGTATCATCTCCAGATATAACAGGGCCCTTTTTTTTACTTTTAAAATTTTCAAAAGTAAATTGTTTTAAAAGTGGACCATAGTCTTGTTGATTTATTTGAAAACTACCACCAGGTCTTTTACCAGTCATTTCTTTTATTTTATCTTTCAAAGCAGACATGCTTTCAAAGTTGGTATTCTTATCTTTTATTAATTGATTTAAGGCTTCTGGAATACTACCATATTTAAAACCAATACGTCCACCCTGAGCTTGATTAAATCTTTGACTTGCATCTTGAAACATTTCTCTGTCTAATGCTTTCTGTGGTCTATTTATTTTATCTGCTGTTGTAACTTCATCTTCGTCAAACAATTCCATCAACTCTATAATTTTAAAATTTGTCATTACTCTCCTAACATGTAGGCAACACCACCACCTGCTCGTTTTATTTTTTTCTGAGGTACATCTGATGCCTCATCTATAATTTCTTTTTTAATTATGTCACTAATCTCGTCAGCATCTGCCGGTGTGCCATCCATATCAAATTCTACTTTGTACTCATTATACTCGGGACCCTCGTCTAAAATTTTTTGTGCATCTGGATCAACGTCTTTTCTAGGTGGTTTGTATTCCATAACAGTTCTATCTTGTATAGTGTCAAAAGCTTTGTCATCTGCAATTCCAATGCCTCCTTTTTCTTTTATAATCTGCATCTCACCTGTTCCAATGTCTTCTGTTAATGTATACTCAGACCCATCTTTACCTCTGTAATTATATTCATCAACTCTTTCTTGAGGTTTTACTTTTGACTCTTTACCTAATTTTTTAATTTTATTTGCAAGATTAAAAAAGTAATCAGGTGGTGCACTAGACACATCTTTAACAGATTCTTTTACGACCTGCTTAGCAGCTTCTTTTTTAGGCACTCCAATTAAACCAGATTTGATTGCAGTTATTAATGCTGCAAGACCACCAGCAGTTTTTAAAAATAAACGTTTGCTCGGACTACCAACTTTAAATCCTGCACGTCCACCTTTTGCCATTCCTTCGATTAATGGTTTACCTTTTTTTAATGTATCTAAAACTTCAGTAAAACTCATACCGTAATTATCCATGACATAAGGAATCTGACCTGCTTTACCAGAACTTAGTATTGTTTGAATATCCTTATCAGTTGCATTACCAAATTTTTTAAAATCAGATACTAATTTTTCTACGCTGTAATCTCTTGGTGCCACACTTTTTATACCTATCTCTTCATCAAATTTTGCTTTTCTTGCAAGTGGGATTGCATCTTCACCACTTAAAACATTTTTGTCTCTACTAAACGGAAACTTTTTAGACAATGCAAACTCTCTTGCTATATCAGGATCTCTTAACACTTGGTTTGCTATTCCTTTGAAGTCACCTTTTTCAGCGGCTGCTGCTATATTTTTTTTAATAGAGTCTTCTTGTGTGCCACCCATAATAGGTTTATCAGGATCTAGTCTTTTACCCTCTAGATCAAATACTTTAGCGCTTTCTTTTTTACCAAGCGTGTCACTAAATTTTTTTGCAAAAACTTGGTCTTCTATTTGTTTAACAAAAGCCAAAGCTTGATCTAAATCTTTTTGTGATCTAATTAAATTTAAATCTATGCCAGCATTTGTTAATCTTGTCTCCAAAGCATTTGTTGAAAAGTCTACAGCTTTAGCACTAGATATAGCACCTTTTTGTTTAAAAAGTGATTTTTGAATAAATTTTTTTATAACTGGGTTAGCCATTAATAATAATTCCTTTTACGTTGGCCGAGTTTTTCCTCGACATAATCTTCAGGGTGACCGATCAGACCGCCCTGTCTGAATCGCATGATGGCTTGTGTTGTGCTATCAACCAAGTCGTCATGATCACCATAAGGAAACGCAGCACACTCTTCAATGACGTCGTCTGCGAATTTCTGCTCAGGTGCCCATATCATACCAGATTCAAACAAAGGTGCAACCGCATTTACACGTGTGTGCTTGTCGTTGCCTTTTGACGGAGTGTAGTTGACAACGGGTATGTCCATCTGTCGTAGTTCATATGTCAAAGGCAAACCAGATGCTTTGGCTTCGATTATAACTGTTTCAGGCTTCCAATAACTATATTGTTCTAACGCCAAGCGACGTAGTTCAGGGAACTCATACCTACCTTTTACTGCATCTAACAATATTAAATTAGCTGGGCTATCTTCATCTGGATAGAATATACCCCATGTTGTAATAGCACTGTAATCAGCTGTCTCCTTTTTTGTAAAAGCTGTATCATAAGATTGTATGACGTGTTGTAGTTGTGGTATTTCATCTTCTGTATACTTCATCCACCATTCACGTTTTAATATTGCACCTTCTTCTGCTGTTGGATTTTGCATCCACTGCGCGTTCCATTTGCCCGTGGGCAGTGTTGCTTGCACCTTTTCTAACTCATCTAACTTCCAATACTCAGGCCACACAGGAGCAGCGTTCTTTGATCCATGGTCCATGATTGCTGGAAATTCAACCACGTGCCACTGATCAGCTTTTGGTTCTGTTTGATTTTTTATTAACATACCTGTCAGATCTTTATTAGACCAACGCGTCATAACTAAAACTATCTTACCACCAGGTTGTAAACGTTGTCGTGGACCTGATGTATACCACTCGTAAGCTGATTCAAGAGCCGAGGGACTTAGTGCGTCCTGCTCTGAATGTGGGTCATCGATTATAAGTAGATCAGCACCACGTCCAGTTATTGCACCACCAACACCAGCTGCAAAGTATTCACCACCTTGTGCTGTTTCCCAACGTCCTGCTGCTTTACTGTCCTCTTGTAATCTTGTTTGAAAAATTTTTCCGTAGTCTTCACTATCAATTAGATTCTTTGCTTTACGTCCAAATCTTACGGCTAGTTCTCCGGTGTGTGTTGCCTGTATGATCTTGAGCTTTGGATCACGGCCCACCATCCATGCTGGTAGCAAGAAAGATGCAAACTCAGACTTAGTGTGCCTTGGTGGCATGTTTACAATTAGTCTAGTAATTTCTCCTGTTGCAAGTTTATTAAATTTATCTGCTATGTGTCTGTGGTGGGACCCCTCTATAAAATCGGGCCACATACATTTTACAAAAGATATAAAATCATTTTTAGCTTTGTTCTGTATCTTTTTTTCAGCGTGCAGTAATTGCAGTTGCTTAAATTTTTTACGCACATCTGCAGGTAGTTTACTTATATCTATATTATCTAAATTCATTTAAAATTTTTAAAAAATTTTTTGCACTATGTTTAAAGTGTTCAATATGTTTTTACCAGCTATAACTCTGTAAATCAAGCAATACAACCTAGAGTAGTGGGACCCCTTTATGTACAAAGGGGGGATGGGGTAGAAGCAATTATCTATATTTGGATTTGTTTCGGGACCCCTGGCGCGTTAGCGCCAGGGGTATTCATATGTAGGGAGTTAGTCTAGTAATGTCATATATGCTGCTGCATTCATCTTACCAAACTTATGTAAACCCTTTTGCACAGTTTTATAGTCCTCGTCTATTTCTGCCTGCTTAATCATAATGTATAACTTATATTCTTCTGGAGTTAACATTGTTGATTGACCAGAAAAAGGGTTTGTTGTTTTAATTGTTCTTTCTGTTTTTGTCATAATATATATCCTATATTATCCCTGATTAGTTGTCAACTCTTTTATTACTTTTGTTTTATATGGATTGCCAGACCAATCCTCTCTAGTTTCTACTTCTACATCTATCGGTGTTTCAAGAGCCTCTAACCTTGGCGCTATTTCAATGACTTGTTGCCAATACTTATAAAAGAACTCGGTGTAACAAGTTTGACTACAGAACACACTCCAAACTGAGTCTTTGTTCCATAGGTTTTGAGGAATTTTTCTGGTCCTCAAAACCTTTGAACCTTTGACACCTCTTATTCTATCCTGTGTATGTTTTCTATGGCACTGTGGTCCATGACACCAAACGTAATCAGTCATATTTTGGCAACCCCTCAAATACAGATAATAAACCACCAAAAGTAATTAAAATACCTAAAGTGTTATGTTCTGAATGTATAAAAGTTATTACACCTAACATTGCCAATACAAAGCCTGTTAGTACCATTAGTAATCTTGCAATTAATTCTGCTCTCATTAGTGCCTCACTTTCCAAGATGTAGTCGCAGTTCTATAATTATGTGCGTCTAAATCATAATAAACATAATAAGGTACACCTTGTTTTGATGTTCCATATCTGCTTTTTTCGTCGTGCTTTCCTCGTCTTGTTATGTGCTTTTTGTGCTTGTTAGCCCAATAAGTTATATAAAATGTTTTAGTCATATTTCTCTCTTTCTGTTATGGGACTATCCTATATTATAGAATAGTCCCTGTCAAGTGTTAATTTACACTTTGTTGCATTTGTTTTCTTGCAATAGCGATTTTTTGTTCTCTTGTTAAGACCTCTTTATCCTCTAATAAACTTGCAAGATTATCAGGGGAGTAGATTGAAAGTGCTAAACTAGAGCTTTCATTCATCATTGTTTCATTTAAAACAACACCAACTTTATCTGCAAGTTTTTTTGCTTGGTCAAAATGCCTGTAAGATTTTAAACCTAATCTTAAAGTTTTCATTTTGCCCTCAACATAACTATACATCTGTTGATGTTCTTTAATTACATTATCAGCACTTTGAACATACATCTTAAAAAACTCAAAAGTGTTTTCATCAACTTTAAAATGTCTTGACCTACAATAAGATGTTCCAATTACCCAAAGTCTAAAATCTTCTTCCCATTTTGCTTTAGGTTTAATTATAGATTTATCTTCGTTAGATGAATTTTCAAAACCCAAATATTTATTACACGCACTTTCATCAGCATAATATTTTGGATTTCTTTTTGAGTAATCATTATCAATAGACAATTTAAAATCTGGGTTTAAACCTTTTGATTTTAATTCATCACGATAATATGCTCTTGCAAAATTTCTACCCATATCAAATCTAACGTGAACATCATCATCTGTTTGATACTCTTTGCCATTGTCATCAACTTTAGTTATTGGCATTTGAACATTGAAACAGTTGTCGTGGTATAACTCGCCACCACTAGAATTGTATTTAGAAATCATCTTTCTAATTGTATCTACATCTTCCTGTGGTTGATGATACCTTACAACTTTTTCAATAGCGACTTTTGCTTTCTCTCTCATTAAGTCGTATTGTTCTTTTGCTTGTATCAATTTATCTTTTACTTTATCTTCATAAAAAGATTGAAACTGGTCTGCAATCACTTTTCGCTTTTCTGCGTTAAGTGTTATCTTTCTTTCTTTAGTCATACTACCTCTTTCTGTGTTGGTGCTTCATACTTGACTAAAGTATAAAACACATTATTGTCTTTATTTATCAAGTTATAACCTTGCAACATATCATTAGCTTTGTCAATGTTGTTTGTAAAATTTATAACATTGAAAATGCTATCAACATTTTTAAAGGTTGTTTCTTGTATTATTAAGTACATAGTCATATTTTTTCCTTTCATATTAATTATTTTTAAATTATCACTTGACAATAGGATTGTCAAGTATTATATTGGATTTAATAAGTTTACTAGTTTAGATAACTTATTGGGACAACTTCTGGTTGTGGTGTAAAGTAGATTGAAAGAGATCCAAACACACGCACAACTAGAACTGATCCCTGGTCCATTATGCGACGGGATCGTGGGAAACCAACGGACCGCTTCAATGGACCTGGGATCAGCGAAGGTATGGAGACACCACGCCTTGAGTAGGCGTGCTGATCTCTGGTCCATCTAGCCCAGACTCTAGAGCGATGTGGCAATGGATGGACCTGGGATCAGTGTTTGATACAGTTACAGTGCTGGTATAACACTGATCATTGATCAGCGGGCTAAGTCCGAAAGGGTGAAGTTTTGGGAACCCCTGCCCGAAAATCTACTTTAGTGTAGGTGCTGATCCCTGGTTCTATGGGGTAGAGACACAGGGCCCTGAGACGCCTCAATACGAGTGTGTCGGCGGATACCATAGGACCTGGGATCAGCGTGCCGAGGAGGATAGTGGTAGACGTGCCCACACGACACTCGGGCCCTGATCCCTGGTCTATTAGCAGACGGCCTCTTAGCAATGCCAGCGAATCTAATGGACCTGGGATCAGAAGCCACAAGCTGCAAGCTTCAAGCTTGACAAATAGAATTATAGGATTATAAAGGAGAGATGGATACAAAGAAAGCATTACAGATTATTGGAGGCAGCCTAAGCAAACCTTCAAAGATGCCTGGCTGGTCGATAGGTTTACCTGCCAAAGAGTGTAAGACAGGCAGCAAGCTACAGCAGGTAAAGGGCTCCGTTTGCTTCGACTGTTACGCCATGAAAGGTTGTTATGTTTTTAAAGTTGTACAGGATGCACAGTATAGAAGGCTGCGAGCTATTAAAGACCCAGCCTGGGTCACAGCGATGGCGCATTTAATCAACAGCAAGAAGCCGGATGTCTTTAGATGGCATGATAGCGGAGACGTCCAAGACTTGGAACACCTTCAAAAAATTTACAGTGTCTGCAGGTTGACACCAGGCAAGCGTCACTGGTTACCGACCCGTGAAGCATGGATAAAGGACCACCTGCAAGATAAGCCAGACAATTTAGTCATACGATTTAGCGCGCCCATGGTTGACCAGCGGGCGCCTGCTTCGTGGCCTAACAGCTCAGAAGTGGTAACGGCTAACGCTACCTGCCCAGCTGCAAAACAAAACAACGAATGCAGAGACTGCCGGGCATGTTGGGACGCCTCAATTAAAACAATTTCATATGGCATACACTAAAACAGAATTCCCGCGTGGAATATCGGATCAGGCTATTAGCCTAAGTCCCAGCGACGGTTGGGTAGGGCGTACGTCCTGGTCCGGGCCTCAAGCCACAAGCGCCAAGCTTCAAGCTCCAAGCGACTCGAACAGCAGGCCGCAAGCTTCAAGCGACAAGCAACAAGCTTCAAGCTCCAAGCCGCAAGCTTCAAGCTCCAAGATTTGATCACCACGAAAAAGTTTCACGGCACTCGAACCGAGGTGCTGGACCAAGATAAAACTGTTCTTCGGATGCTTCACGTGGAACGCAATTTGATGGGGAGATAGACGTACCTTGTTACCCTTCGTAACTTTAAGTTCTACTGTGAAAAAGGTGCCAGAATTATTATAGCCCAATAGATCGGGAGTACCAAATAGACTAAGGTTTTCAAGTCTAATCCAACTAATTTTGTTACAATTTCTTTTAAGTTTTTCATATAATTTTCTCTCTGCTTTCAAGGTAACCCCTGTATTCAAAGTTTAATAATCTTTTACGTAACCAGGAGGTAATATAAGTTTTTCTTCTTTATTTGGTTTCAAGACAACACGCAAAGAATTATCCAGTGGGTTGTTACTTGCGTGAACTTCAATCCGTTTGATCTCCTCTAGATAACCTTTCTTTGTCATAATGTATATCTTCGCATCACTGACTGCGTTACCTCTACGACCTTGTTGTCCTTCAGTAAACTTTTCTAAATACTCTTGCAGGTGTTTGACGTACATTATTTTGCCACCTGACGACTTAAATCTTCTATCACTTTTTTGTAGCCATGCAATAAATTTTCTAATTCTATGCACTTTGATTTATATTTTTTTAATTCTTGTATCTCTTCTCGCAACATTCTAATTAATTGCTTATATCCTTCATCATTGTCTTTCATATTGACTTTATAGGATAGTTACCTTAAATTGTCAATCATGGGATTACCAAAAAGACTTACAGAAATGCAACAAAGATTCTCCGAATTTTTAGTATTTGGAGGACCTGACGGACCTATGACTAAAACAGAAGCCGCCCTAGCTGCTGGATACAGTCCTAAGCGTGCAAGACAAGAAGGATCGGAGTTAACTAATCCTAAGCTATCTCCACTTGTTGTTAAGTACATAGGAGAATTGAAAGAAGAAAGATTGAGAAAGCATGAAGTCACTTACGAAGGACATGTAGCTGAGCTTGCTAGACTCAGAGAAGCTGCTTTGAAAAAAGGGTCTTTTTCTTCTGCTGTAAATGCTGAAGCAAACAGAGGAAAGGCAGCAGGATTATACATAGACAGAAAAATAATAAAAACTGGGAAACTAGAAGACATGTCAGAACAAGAACTAGAAGCAAAGATGAAACAAATTTTAGACGACTACGGGTCTCTAATAAACGTGACTCCATCTACAACTTCTGAATCTTCTTTACCCAAGCCCGAGGAATCATCGTTCGATCCCCAAAAGTAATTTCATTCTCATCTTTATCGTAAGACGCAAATAGTTTAATTGATTTATTATCTTTAGAATACAGCCAGCCTTCGTTAACAGGTCTTGCTAATTTCATTTTATCAAACTCTTTATCAGTAGCCCAGCCCGAGTCACTGACACAGTCAATCCACTCCACTCGAACTCTCGGATAAGGTATATCGGGAGCACCCTCAGTTGCGATTCTTTTACGTCTTTTCCTAGGCATGTATAGTTTATATCACAGATTTTTTTATTTAAAATATGCATTCGCGCGCGTGAACCGAAATCTGATAGTACATTATAAAGTGTACCAAAAATAAAAAGTGTACTAAAAAATGTACCATAAAACACTATATTTTATGCGGTAAAACAGTAAAAAGTACACTTGGACACTTTTTTTCGGAGATAAAAAAATATTTTTTGTAATCTGTCACAGAATCTTATAGTAAGTTCTTTTCTGCCTTATTTTCAACACAATATTTCCTCATTACGGACAACTTTTCCTCTGCTTTGCCTATTTGGCCCAACAATTTGTCCACTTCCCCGGTAATATCAACGTGTTCTGGTATCACCATGTTGTGATCCTCTATGCATTTAATCTTATACAATGCATCTTCAATCTCTGCTTCGTATCTCTTTAGAAGCGTTCTAAACAACTGATCATTCATCCTTGTCCTCCTTTGTCACAATGTTGCCATATTTATCCATGTACATTAAAAATAGCTTTTCACCATCAAAATAGTATCCATGAAATTCTAGTTTATTTTTTAAAGTCTTCTGCTTTGATTTGCACATTAGCGTTCTCCTTTTCGTCAAATTTTAAGTCATAATACATGTCTAATCTTTTTAAAAACTTGTGTTTCCATGATCTTAAATTAGCCCCAGAAACAATGAATTCTTGGTAATATAGGTCAGGAGTGCATACCATAATTATACCTTGTTCTATGTTTGATTTGTGTACGTAGTCATGAGCCATAGCGTAGGCTGCTATCTGCATTTTGTAATCGTCAATCCAGTCTTCTCTTTTTGGTCTGTTGGCTTGCTTGAAGTCTATAATACTATCTTTGCCATTATGTACGCAAACCAAGTCAGTAGACCCAGCGTATAACCCAGGATAATACAACGTGACTTCCGAGCCATAATATTCTTCGACCGGTGCGAGACCGATGTCAATAACTTTTTTGGCCATGGCTTTCGCCTTCTGTCCGAGTTCTGTAAGATCATCGTACCCAGTGCCGAGTATATAGTGCTCCAAGAATTTGTGCATGGCAGTCCCCCGCTTTGAAGATAAATTCTTGATTCTGTCTGCTTCTGCTTCTCCAACTTTTGCCTTCCATTCTTTTAAAAATTGTTGATCTTTGGTAGCGCCTAATATCGTAGTTACACTAGGAAGTCTAGAACCATTTACATCATAGAGCCGTGTTCCTTGGTCCTCGATCCTTGAGGCATCAACATAGGTGTATTTACTACTATACTTGATAGGTTTACCAATGCTGTGATACTCATCCAAATCTTTATCCTCCATCATTTTAAATTATTTATTACGTAATAAATTATAATTAATCCAATCAGTAAACAGACCATATTATAACCAAACATACCTACCCCATATCCAGCCGTCATAACTTCTCCTTTAATTCTTTAAGATACTTTTCTTCTTCAGTCTTATCACCCTCTAACATACCTTTTTTAATACTTTTAATCGGAGCAGTATCGTGAACATTACCAGATACAGATACTCTTTCACAATCAGAGTGAAAAGGCATAACCCAATGTTTTAACCAAGCAGGAAAGACAAACATATCTCCCTCTTTTGGAAAGCATGATTGATAGGTTATACAGTCTCTATTTCCCTCTCCATACATAAACTGTATGCCTCCAGGTCCAGCACTCTTACCTTTATACGCTTCGTTTTCTTTTTTTAATTCATCAGGTATTGATAGATATATTACAAACGATAGCTTACCATCATGGTCATGTGGTGGATTAAACTCATGCTTACGTTGATAATTAACCCACAAAGCACTTAACACATACTCTGGCGCACCATGCTCAAATCTTTTATTTTGATGTCTTTGAAAACATTCGTTATAGACACCAAGATACGGTGATAAGAAAGGTATGATTTTGTTTCTTTGTTCTTCTTTATAACCATATTCTTTTTCTATATGCCCTGCTAATCTATGTCTAAAATCTTCTTTAGTTTTTTTAGCTTCATCTAACAAAACTTTTTTAAAATCATCTTTTATTTTTAATTTAATTAAACAAGGTCCCCAGTTAAATGTGTTAACTGTTATTTTTATTTTTTCATCTTTCATTCTAAATTCATTGCCTCCCTATATTGTTGTATGCTGACCACATTACCATCAAAAATGTGTGGATCATAGTGGTCTATAATTTTTTCTACTTTTTGTAATTTTGTTTTAGACCAAGGCCAGATCAATCTACATACTTTGTATGCATCTCTAAATGTACAACGCCATTTGTATTGCATTAAATATTTAGTGCCGTCTTTACGCAAACCTTTTCTTGGTTTCTTAACAACTGTGCCAACACCTAACACTTCATGGACCCAACGTATAACCATCTCATCAGTCATAGTTATTTCCATACTTATTCTTTGTGACATAGAATATCTGTAGCCTTTTCCATCGTGTGTTTTCTTTTTTTCTTTTCGTCTAGCATAATAAATACTACCTTCGCCATCAAAGAGTCCTGCAATATACGCTATGTCTTCGTTTGTTATATTACTCATACAACCCTCCTGGTTTCCGTGCACGTACTCCCAAGAGAGCAAAGGCTCGAATACTGGGGTTGCCACCAAAGGTCTCCCATATGTAACCTCCAGAGGTGTTTAGCGCGTAGCATTTTTTGCCACTTGGAGCTCGTCCTTTTCTATTCTGTAAAATTTTATTTAGCATCATTTGTTATAATCCATCTTAACGTTGACGTTACAGGGTCAAACCCATCAAACTCTAGTTTAGTGCAACTTGTTAGAAGGACCGTCATCAATAAGATTATCAGTAACTGTCTCATAAAATTCTCCCTCCGAATCGCAATCCCAACATTGATGCACTTCACTTCTGTCTCTAAAATCTACAGAAGGGTCACCATCAATTTTTGCAACTCTGACATACCCATTACCGTGGCATGTCTCGCAAATAATTACTTTAACTCTAGCTTTTTTTAATTTTGCCATTTAATTTTTTTGCTTTCTCATTTGCTATTGATTCAATTGTTTTTGCTATAGATAATTTGGCATCGGGCAATAATATCTTTGATAACGATTCCAATATCTTATATGTTTCTTTTGTTAGAGAAACATTTTTATATTTACTCATGTCTGTCATGCGTGTTTCCTTTCATATTTAATAACCCATATATAGGTGATATTATAGGATTGTCAATGAAAATTTTGTTAAGTTTAATAATTTGTTCTAGCGTTGCAGGTGAATGTATGCCACCTTTTGATTGGGAAGAAACATTTAGAACTAAGTATGATTGTTTAGTTTTTGGATACGAGGAGTCACTTAAAAAAATGGAAGAGATTGGTAGAGAAGAAGTTAACAAACACGGCATATATCTTAAATTTTATTGCACACCTGTAGACACGATTTGACAATATGGCAAGATTGTGGTAAAGGGAGATAATTTCTCACCATTACCTACCCTTGTTTTTCCCTCTTTAGGGTAGGTGTTTCTTGATCCCACATCCACAATAAAATAACAGCGGGTGATATCAAAAGACTAGTTACAAATACAGCCAATAAAATCACCAGTGCCATCCTTCATTACGTGTACGTTAAATGGTGCTTCATGATACGTGGTCAAATGTAATCGTAGTATATCACAAAGATCAAGACAGTTTATCTTATCCATAATCTCGACACCTGCCATCATCTCTTTTGTGACAGCTACCAGACTATACAGACCGTCGTTTAGTAGTATTAGATCCATCGTTTACTTTCGTTCCATGATTCAAAACATTTTTTAATCCTGACGCTTTCATGTTCATATAAACACCGTAAGGTTGCCATGCTTTTCTCATTAAATTTAATTCTAATAATATACTAGACCATTGTCCTTGCAATGCACCGTTAACTTTTATTGTTATAGTTTTTTCTTTCATACAAATAATGTAGGATTTTTTAGGATAATGTCAAGGATTATTTGCCCTGGCCCCGGTATTTTTTAAACGAACGCCTACGGTTTTTGTTCATTTTTGCTTTGCTAGGATTACGTCCAATCGACGTTTTATGAAACATAGGAACGTGTGCAACTTTTGCGTATAAACCCTTAGACTTTTTCGCCATCGTTAAAGTATCCGTCAACTACAGATTGTAATGTAGTTTTTTGTAAGTGAGGTATGTATCTAATGCAACCATTTACATGTTGTTCTAAATCTGCACCACATGTAATGCATCTAAAATATTGTCTAGTTAGGCCCACCAACATTGTGTATTCATCACACGTTGGGCATATACCATTAACTATCTCAGTATGAAATCTTATTGTTTTTTCTGTCATAAATCCTTTTACTCTTTATCACTTTTCTTTTGAAATGTCTAAGCTGCTTTGCTACTGGATTTCTTTTTTTGTTGGGCTTGTTCATTTAAGGTGAAGTTTCTTGATACTCTTTTCACCCATGTAGATCTCTGTTTCTGCTTCACTACGTATGCATTTGTAAGATATGTTTGGATTAAATTC